CCCAGACCTCCATACATACGCGGCAGGAACCACTGGCACCGGTGAGGTGCCTGAGCGGTAAGACTGCGTTGCATGCCCAAGAAATACGAAATGGCTGCCGTTCGCCGCTTCCAGATCTTCTCTTTCGAGAAACCCAACCAGTCGTCAGGGAATGCTCCCATCACGAAATCTCTGGACAATTCTCCCAGCGATGAAAAGTTTCTAGGGCTACTGCCCTTCGAAGCTACGGGCTTTGTGAGCCCGAAGTTTAGAAACGGAATCCGTTCGAAACCATCGACCTTTAATAGGAAAAGTTCAGAGTTCAATTGAATGAAATCACTATGATAGTAGCATTTCCCCGGCGACGGGGTTAAACCACATTGGGTAGTCACGATAGACCATCGGGTCTTCTCCTCTGGAGTATAAATCATCCCGCAGTCGTCTCCATTCACTAGGATCGGCAGATGTCGCAATTTCTTGCGCCTGTATCTACCTAGGAATGCAAAACGAGCCGACGCGGCATTAATACAACAGAGGATCGGAAAAGATAAGACAGATCCCATCAGCTGACCATTCTCCTGCGAGGCATGGGGATACTCCTTCCAGGCTCCCTTAAGATCGTCCCGACTTCTCAGTCGGTCCTCAAATAAGGTATGTCCGGTAAGTGCCCCCAATCCCAAGTTAGTGAGCCAAGGGGCGATTCCGGTGACGCGGCAGATCTCCGACCAGCAATGGTCTGAGAAAACCTTACGAAGGTTATCTGTCGCGGCACTGAAGTCGCCACTCAAGAAGGCTCCCTCCTTAGGGTTGTCAAGCAGTTGACGCAAAACATCAGCAGAGATGGGTCGACCGACCAACTGGAAGGTCGGATGATGCTTCAGGACACGCCACATGAATTTCTGGATCTCTCCAAGAACCCAATAGGTGTATTCCGGCCCGCACGTAACGACACGGCCCTTCAAAGGCTCGCTAATGCAGATAGGTAGAGTGGGGAAACCAATCTCCACTTCTTTATCAATACCTTCCTGCACGCGTCCCTTAAAAGAGTCGTGACGATCCGCACGGGACGAAAATGAAGTCCAAACTCCCCTCTCAGGACAAAACACATGATCGGTTTGTTCGGGGGCGTCACCGGAATCAAAGTACTGTTGTACAATGAGACCTGCGGCACCTCCGTTCTTACCTTTCATAAGAAAGTGTGCGTTGAGGGAGGGGAACGAAGCAAGCCCCTGCGAGGGCTTGAACATCCTGTCTTTGAAGACCTCTTCGACGGTACGAGTTATCTCGCAAAGAAACTCGTTGTCAAAGGTGACATTCTCTGGAACATAAGAAGCACGAGAAGAGCTATGGAGACCCTTCTCGCGATCAGTAACGGCCTTGAATTGTTTGGCGAGAGTCTCCTCGTGAATGCTG